GATTAATGGCATTAACTCAAGTCACATCTGAAGGAATCGCTTCAGCAACAATTGGTGCGGCAGATATTGCTTCTGGATTGTTATTAACTACGGCTGACGGACAAAATAATACAGTAGCTGGTACTAATGCTGGAGATAGTTTTAGTGGTACAGATGCAGCTGGTAATACTTTATTCGGTAAAAATGCAGGAACTGCTATTACAACTGGTGATACTAATATTGTTATTGGATATAACGCAGGAGATGCTATAACTACTGGTATATCCAATATTGCTATTGGAGCACATGCATTAACGACTTCAGATGAAGATTCAAGAAATATAGCTATAGGTCATACAGCATTAGAAGTATGTGATGGAGCAGCTGATAATATTGCTATAGGTTATGCTGCAGGAGTAGCAACAACAACAGGTTCACAGAATACTGCTATAGGTAATTATGCCTTAGATGCTAATACAACAGCGAGTGATAATACAGCCGTAGGGCATGAAGCATTAAGTACAAACACAACGGGTGCTCAGAACACTGCTATTGGGCATAGAGCTTTAATGGTAAGCACTACTGGAGCTTCTAACACAGCTCTTGGTAGAGGTGCATTAGGTGATACTACTACTGGAAGTAATAACACTGGTCTAGGTGATATGGCGTTGCATGAGAACACTACAGCATCTAACAATACAGCCGTAGGTTTTCAAGCTTTAACATCAAATACTACTGGAACGCAAAACACTGGTATAGGTCGTAATGCAATGGCAGACTGTACCACAGGACATTCTAATACTTCTGTAGGTTACAACGCTGCTGAAGGTGTGACTACTGCAAATTACACGGTTGCTGTTGGTGATAGATCGATGGCTTCTGGTAATGCTATTACAGGTGATAGCAACAGTGCTTTAGGTCATTATAGCCTTTATGCTCTTACAAGTGGATATGAAAATACAGCAATAGGTAGCAATGCTTTATCTGCAACTACTACTGGTTATAAAAACACTGGTGTTGGTTATCTTGCCTTAAATGTAAATACTACAGGAATAGACAACGTTGCTGTTGGTAGGGGTGCATTAGATGCAAACACTACAGCTAATTATAATACTGCTTTAGGTAAAAGTGCACTAAGTGGTAATACTACCGGAGCTGAGAATACAGCTGTTGGATATAATGCATTATATTCAAACACAACTGCAGCTGAATCTACTGCGGTTGGTTCAGAAGCGTTAAAAACAAATACTACAGGAGCTGAAAATACAGCTGTTGGTAGGAATGCATTGATTTACAACACTACAGGATCTAATAATGTTGGTCTTGGTAAATCTTGCTTAGCTAGTAATACAACTGCTTCTGGTAACACTGGTGTAGGTAAAGATGCTTTAGGATCTAATACAACTGGAGGTTTAAATACTGCGTTTGGTTATGCTTCTTTACTAGCTAATACAACTGGAATTGAAAATACTGCTTGTGGATCTGGTGCTTTATATACAGCAACAACAGCTAGTTACAATACTGCTGTTGGTCAGAATTCAATGGTTCTGACTACGACTGGTCAACATAATACAGCTGTTGGTCAGGATTCCTTATACTCTAATACAGAGGGATCAAGTAATGTCGCTATAGGTAAAGAGTCTTTATTTAATAATACAACAGCAAATGCTAATACAGGGGTAGGTTATCTAGCTTTATATACAAATACAACTGGTACTAATAATTCAGCACTTGGTAGTAATTCTTTACTTGGAAATACTACAGGAGATCAAAATACAGCAGTTGGACATGATGCTTTAGAAGCTAATACTACTGCAAATGATAACACTGGTATCGGTTTTCAGGCTTTAAAAGCTAACACTACAGGCTATAGAAATACCGCTGTTGGTTCCCATGCTGCGGATGCAATAACTACTGGACATTCTAATACTTATTTAGGACATGTAGCAGGTAGTTCTCATACTACTGGACATTATAATGTAGGTGTAGGTGATAATTGTTTATATGCAAATACTACTGGAGGTTATAACACTGCAGTTGGGAATTTTGCATTAACTGCAAATACAACTGGAGATTATAACAGTGCATGTGGCCAAGAGTCTTTACTAGATAACACTACCGGATCACGAAATTCTGCATTTGGTCGTGAAGCATTAAAAGGTAATACTACTGGAATGTATAATACTTCAGTTGGTATGAATTCGTTACTAACTAATACAACAGGAAGTAATAATACTGGTGTTGGTTATGAAGCATTGTTGCATAAGTCTAGTGCTGAAAATAATACTGCCATAGGTTGTGAAGCTGGTAAAGCTAATACAACAGGTGGAGGTAATACATATTGTGGTACAGCCGCTGGATATACAAATACAACTGGAGCTACAAATGTTTTCCTTGGTTATCATGCAGGTAAAGATCAGAATACCACCCAAGGTGATAATTTATGGATAGCTAGAAGTAATCACGCTCATAATAATGGAGCAACTTGGATATATGGTGACTCTAGTGGTGCTTGTTATCAAGGAGATAACACTACTGCTTGGACAACCACATCTGATAGAAGAATTAAAAAAGATATAGTCGATAATAATGTTGGCCTAAGTGTTATTAATCAGATTAAAGTGCGTAACTTTAAGTATAAACAATACTCTGATGGAAATCCTGTATCAAGTGACGATACTGTTGATATGGATGAGTTCCCTAAAGCTGATGGAGTACATCAGGTGTTAATACAGCAAGGTAATACAAAAACTCAAATTGGAGCAATAGCTCAAGAATTAGAAACGGTTTTACCTAATTGTGTTAATACTTCTGATCGAGGATTAAAAACAGTAGTTACAGATGAAATGATATGGCATATGGTTAACGCAATAAAAGAACTCTCTGCTAAAGTTACAGCATTAGAAGCATCTTAATTATGGCTGAAAGAACAGCAGAAGAAGTAGCACAGATTTTCTCCGCTGCTGGAGATAGTGTAACTGTTATAAATAAAGCTCAAGGTTCAGAAGAAATTGATGCTGATTATAAAGATAAGATGAAACGTAATGTAGACCATCTTGAAATAATCAAGGCATATAAAAAAGAAGATGGAAGTACGTCTATCTGGACTAGCGAAGACTTTACAGCTATCGACGCTGCCATTACGCTAGGAAAGTCTAAATATTAAAAAATGTCCGAAATTCTCGATAAGCTTGTTGCGGATTACGATCAGAAGATCCAACAAGAAAAAGACCGCCTACAACAATTAGAACAGGCAAGAGCCACTACTATTAGAAATATAGATCGTTTAGAAGGTGCAAAGATTGGTGCGCAAGATGCACAGGCTCAACTGCTATCTACTGCTGGTCAAGCTGCTGAATGTGAAATGCCCCAACAAGATACAGAGGCGCAAGAGTAGCTCCCAAAGCACAGCCCATGATTATAATTGGGGTAAGTGCCTTCAAAAAGGCATCTCTCCAAATATCTTTCATGTTTGAAAAAATTCTTAAAGTCCTTACTATCCTAAACTTTCTAGGGATAGTTGCTGTCTTTGGCGGTGGTTACTTTGGACTTCAATATGTTAAAAGCCCTCAGTTCCAAAACAAGATCAAGAATCAATTGATGGGCGAGCTTAAAGGTGCTTTGCCTGGAGTTGTAGGAGGTCAAATGCCTAAATTAACTTCACCTGGAATACAACTACCTAAGAAATCTATTCCTTCATTTAGATAATGAATCCGCTTAAGGCGATTGGTTCGTTATTTGTTTATACAAGTCCCGATCCAATGGACGGCTACAGGAGGTTTCTAAGATACAAAACCAGTAAGCAACTTCAACTGCTTGCTGGTACGTCTAGTCATTACAGCAAGACCATCTTAATTAACATGATTATCGATGGTTCCAAAGATTGAGATACCTGTTATTGATCGGTATGTAATACAGACTCCACAGATAAATGTCCCTGCTGTTCCCGTTACTGTCCCTTTAGGTTTTCCATTAATACAAATGCCTTGCGTAGAAACAAGGCGTTTTTCTTATGAAAATTCAGCGTTAATTAACAACGATCCAGCAGGAAATGTTGTGTTATGTGACGCAAATATGCCGAGTTTCACACCAATGGAATTTACCCCTGATGAGTTCATTTATACAGAGAGTGACCTAAAACAAGATCAGGCAGAAGACGAGGTATTGCAAGGGGATACGCCAGAAATCCCTACAGATACTGAAGAAGATGAGATATTTTTTATTGATTGTCCAGGGCCAAAAGATCAAAGAGTTGGAGATTTTAGGAACGAGAAAAGATTAGAAACTGTCAAAGGCCATGAACTTAGCGAAGATGGTAAGGAATGTATAACTCTCTATGAACCAGTCACGTTCGTTGAGCAGTACTTACCAAGTGGGGCCACTGCTTCTTTTACTGCTGCTACTGCTCTGGTCGCTGCCTCTGCTCCATTATTACTTAATGCAATCAAGCCAGTAGTTAAGACGTTATTTAAAAAACTTACAACTAAGAAGAAGAAGGAAGATAAATGAGGTATATTTAGAATACAGAGAACAGACCACGAAGCCTTGCGTCGGTTGATACGGGTCACTGTTCTCGACCTATTTTGTGTACGTGAGGTAATAGCTCTACAGGTTTAGCTACAACTCTGACATCCTTACATAGATCCTTATAGGGAGAATCATCAGTCAGAACAATACCTTCCTTAAGCAATTTGCCACATTCCCTGATGCGAGCGATTGCATAATCTAGTTTCTTATTTTCTACATTTTGTTTTGTTATAGCCAACTGATTATCTATAGCACTTTTGCACCTATCTTGTAGAGAGTTATCTAGTGGGATACTAAAATTTATACTAAATCCTAGGTTAAAACTGTAGTTATCCTTCTGACCTGTTCTTATGTTTTGATGGTAAATAATATCACCTTCATCATCATATACTGGTGCATCATAGTGATATTCTTTAGGCAAACTATATGTATGTGAATCGGTTACAAATGGAGAGAAAGTCAACATCGGACCTTGGCATACGATATTACCTCCGTACTGATTCTGTATTAAATTTCCCTGCAAGTTCTGCACTGCCATGTTCGTCACCGAACCACTGGAATTAGCGACAGGAGCTGCTGTTTGGGAGGTATTTGCTAATACTTTAGGTGATAATATGCAGCTAATTATTGTGAGAATACTGAGGTACTTTCTGTAACGGATTCTATGATTGTTGTCCTTTGAATAACTGTTCGGTTGGAAAGTCCTGGGCCAATGTAAGACTCTGCGTACTGAAAAGGAAGTGCAGTATTTGTCACCGTTACATTTGGCTTGTTGTTTAGATCTGCGCCTGTCCATGTATAATTAGTACCGTCTATTGTTTGGTTCGTCGTTGACGGAGGAGGGGCCATTGTTGATCCATCCACCGAGATATTCGTGCCGTTAAGCGTATAAGTATGCCCAGAGTTATAGTCAGTGCTGACAATGGTTTCAGTAATATTGGATGTAGTTCTTGTGGTGGAGTTGAGCGATCCTTGCGTGAAGTTCGGGACGACAGGAACAGCATAAGCGGGAGAAAAATAAAGTAATAATAGGGGTAAAAACCTTTTCACTACCTGACAGTTACTTCTGTAACTACTGATCCAATTGCACTCGTGCCGCTACCTCCGGCTGTAATGCTCACCTGTCCCGATGATAAAATAGTTCCCGCAAGCGTATCTTTTGTACCTGCTGCGGTAGAAGTTACGCTACCAAAATTTCCAACTGTGCCAACAGTAGGCGCAGAGGTTGGTATAGCGTCTGCTTGGGTATAGGACTGACTGAAGGAAAAAGCAGAACCAGCCGTGTCTTGAGTTGCAGCAATAGTCCCCGGAGCGTATACACCAGAGGTGATAGTCCCTACCGATACGGTTGAGGCTGTCGTTCCATCAGTTGTATCTACGTTATTCCCAGAAATGCTGAAAGAGCTACCTATGCGTTCAGCTTGAGTAGCAGCAGCGTTCACATTCAACTGAGTTGATGTTGTGATGCTATGCATCAGATCAGCATGTGCTGGAGCTGCAAACAGAAACAGCAGAGGAATCAGTCTCTTCATTTAAGCTTTCCATTCTGGGGGTCAATTTCTTTACCTGTGATTGGATCGACCTTCACAAGTTCAGCTCCCTCTATCTTAAGGGGTGTAAGAACTCTTATGGTTTGGACTGCCCCTGATTGCTGAGTATTAATTAATTTTTCAATCTCCTTTTTGTTCATAGGCTTTTCATCATCAGATTTATATGTTCCATCACCCCTCTTTTTTGCTGTCTCGAGTCCGAAACTAGCCAGCGCACCAGTAAAAACAGATGCTATGAAAGTCGGGTCGATCCTTTCCTGTTGTCCTAATCCTGGGATTTCTACATAGTTAAGAGTCAGTATAAAACCACTCCAGACAACGACTCCTAGTCTAACGAAGGTGCTTAAGATAACTAACTGCTCTTCTTTATCATCAATCTTCTCTTTAAGCTTGCCAACAATACCTTTTTTCTTTTCTTCTTTAGGTGGGGTTTGAGGTTCTGGCATAAAATGATTGCAATACGCTACTAATCTAAATGAATGAGATTATTGCCGCAATTGTTGGGGCGTGTTTTTCTATGGCCCTGATGACAATCAGCAACATTAGTAACAGAAAACAGAAAGATACGAGAGAAATCTTTGCTCGTTTAAATAGGCTTGAACAGCAGGTCGCTGTATTGATTAATAGTAAAGATGCATGGACAAAAAATTTATGATTGAAGCTCCTTATAAGAATGAAAGTGTCCAGATAAATGGGTTGGTGAAGGATTTTATTTGGCTTGACAAAACTTCATTATCAAAAGATTTTTGTAAAAATATTATTGAAAAATTTAATTCAGAATCAGAAGTCCATGATGGGGTATGTGGTGAAGATAGGCGTGTAGAAAAGGATCATAAACAAACTAAGGACTTAAATGTTTCGAGGTTTTCTCATTGGAAAGAAGAAGATGATATTTTTTATCAAGCTTTAACAAAAGGTCTAGAGGGTTATGCCAAGCATTTACATACCATTCATCATTTAGCAACACCAATTAAGAGTCATCAAATAAAAGATACAGGCTATTTAATGCAGAGATATGAACCCGGTGGATTCTTTGATTGGCATAATGATTGGAGCATGGGTCCATCAGGAGCAAGAATATATACCTTCCTTTGGTATTTGAATACTTTAAAAATAGAAGATGCTGGTTATACAGAATTTGCTGATGGAACGAGGGTTCAACCAGAGGCAGGAATGTTAATGGTCTTTCCTGCTACTTGGACTTATATGCATCGTGGATTCCCTCCAAAGATTAGAAAATACATTTGTACGGGTTGGATTTCAGCGATGCCATGACATATAAAAACGCAATTTTTAGACCTATAGCTGATACTCGTAATTTTATTTGGAGTAAAGAAGACTCTTTATCAGAATCATTTTGTCAACATGTAATTAATAGATTCGACGAAGAACCATTAAAGGAAGATGGGGTACTTGGTACAGATAAAAGAGTTGATAAAGAAATGAAACAGACAAAAGATTTTGTAATGACAAGATATTCCCATTGGAAAGAAGAAGACAATATTTTTTTCAATGCTCTACAAAAAGGTTTAGATGAATATCGTGAGCATTTAATTACCATTCATAGAAATGCTGTTCCCTACGATTATGAGTTCAGTGACACAGGGTATAAGTTACAAAGATATGAGGCTGGAGGATTTTACGATTGGCATAATGACTGGAGTATGTCAGGTGGAGCTACGAGAATTTTTACTTTTATGTGGTATCTAAATACTATTAAAAAAGAGGATGAAGGTTATACAGAATTTGCTGATGGGACAAGATTACAACCAGAAAGAGGCACATTAGTTATGTTCCCTGCTACATGGACATTTCTACATCGTGGCTTTCCACCTAAAGTAAGAAAATATATATGTAACGGTTGGATATTTGCCAAGGCATAAAAAAAAACCTTGCCGAGTGGGGGATCATGCAAGGTTCTTTTATTGATATATATATTTACAGCCTAAAATTAACAATTAGTTATAGTGCAAGGAAGTGTTAAAAGTACCTATGAAAAGACTACTGAAACCACTGAAGCCTCTTCTGTATGCTTACTTAAGAAGTGATGCAGGTAAAAAGACAATATTAAGTCTTTTAAGATCTTTGGCAAAACAGACGAATAATACAATTGACGATCAAGCAGTTGATTTTGTAGAGGCTAGATTATTCCCAGAGAAAACTACCAAATTACAATGAGTGAGTTAAAAAATCGTGCCATGTGTACTGTCATGGGAACAGAGTGGGTTAAAGAACAACAGGCAAGACAAATGCGCATGGATCGTCTGTATGTTCTTGATGGAAGGCATCTTGATTCACATGAAATGCATGGCTTATATACTGGTTTAGCTGAAAAAGCAGAAGAGTTAGAGAAAGAATTAGATGGATGACTTGGATCTAAGAGATTTCTTCGATGCATTTGATCGAGGTGATCCGATGATGCTTGCTGCTATCTCTGAATTGCAAGCTGAGATTAGAAAAGTTGCGCCTGAACTCTTGGCAAAAGACGCTAATTGGTTTAGAACGTGGACATGGGGAGGGAAACGTGACCTCCTTACAGGTCTTTTGGAACGCAATGGCAAATTCATCTCTCCCTCCTGATCTTTCTTATGTATTGGAGTTAGCAAAACCTCCCACATTAGAGGAGGAATTGGACATGGAGACTTCTATTCGCCATCTACTAGAGACAGATGATATAAATGAACTAAAAAGGTGTATAGATGCTATATATAGGCAGAACTATCAACAGAGTGTATTCATATCACATTCACTAGACAAAATTCATTATTTATTGGCAAAGATAGCTTGCATAGAAAACAAAGTTGTGCAACCTAAACCTCCTTGGTGGAGTGACTTATTTAGATGGAAACCTTAATTGTTTTCTGCGTTCGCTAACCCAGAACTTTAATTCTTCTATACGTTCTAGTGCACGTTTAATCTCCTCACTATCTGGAGGAATCTGATTAATACCAAGAGGTGTTTCTTCCTCTGCAATGGTGCGTTGTCTTCTAGTCATTGAGAGGAATCAAAGATTGTTGTGCGTGTGTAGCTGGGGTCTTCAGATCATCCCATTGGACTGAGTAGTACCATATTTTTGATCCTCTACGATCTTTACCTTCTATAGGATTAAGCACTGTCCCATAACGGGCAGGTTTATTGCCACCAATAGTTCTTTTCTTTACACGATCGCCTTGGTGGTAACGTTGCCCAACTCTTTGAGTGCTAATAGATGTCATTGTTGTTGAAAGTTGTTGAATCGCTTCTTCCCTCTATTCTGCGTCTTACAGATCTTCTCCATACTGCTTCATCTTGTGCTTGAGCTTCTTTATATACGGAGGTAGGAAGTTGCCTTTGAAGTTCGTTGTAAACAGCGTTTCTTATCCAAGCAGTAGTTTTAATACCTTCACAAGAAGCTAGGTCTGCGGCTAGCTTTGCCCTATTTGGGTCTAAAAGTAGCTGCAAATAGATTTTGTTTCCGTGTTTTAGGGCCATTTACTAAGTGTAGTTGTACTACTCTACCATGATACAGGTCTATCCACTTTACGCACACGAGAATTTGCGAAGTCTCGCCTTCCTTTGGAACGTGCTCCCTTTTTACCCATTCTAACTTCTCTTGCCTGTTCCAAAAATATAGCTGCTCTCTGAAGATCCCCGGTAGTTGAAAAGGCTATAGCCTTATTTAGCTGTTCCATTATTATTTGTCTTCCGCTTTTTTCTGTAGGTTGCATGCATTAAATCCCCAAGGCTCTTGTAATAGGTTACTCCTTCCAGGAAATTAATGTGCCTCTCTCCACGTTTTACCTACAGATACTTCAGCCAAAGAGGGTATTTCTCCTAGCCATTTATATTCAGCTTTTTCCATAGAATGTTTGAGATTGTTTGCCCATAATTCTGCATCTTCATCTCTAACTAAGAGAAGTATCTCATCGTGAACAGCTGCTGCTATTTTCACATTATCCTCTCCCGCTTGTTTAACTTTTTCCCATAGATCAACTAAAGCATACTTTAGTATTGCAGCACCCGCCCCTTGGATAGGAGTGTTACACCTTATTGTCGGTTTATTTAAACCTCCTTTAAGGTATCTACGCATATTAGTTACAGGTACCCTAGTTTCGGGCCACTCATCTCCTTCTGTTTTTCTGCATATCAGTTGGTTACTAGCTTGCCATGCTCTTATACCTGAGTAAGTAGTTAACCAGTCAGTTCTTACTTTTTCAGCTTCCTCTTGCGTCATCAATAGACCTGTACTGCCTGCGTAGTTTCTTAGTCCTTCTACCCCAGCCCCATATAGAAGACCGAAGTTAGCGGATTTAGCCACTTGTCTATCACAGCCCATTTGTCTAGCTGTGTATGCATGTAAATCCTCCCCTGATTTGAAAGCTTCTGTCATATTCACATCCTTAGCTAAAGCAGCTGCAAGTCTCAACTCCATTTGACTGAAGTCAGCGTCAACTATTTTCCACCCTTCTGGAGCTTCAACACACTGTCTAAACACAGGGTCTTTAGGTATCTGCTGATTATTAGGTTTTATACAACTCATGCGCCCCGTGTCTGCACCTAATTGCATGTAGGAAGCTTTAACGAAACCTTCCGTGTTCATCTTTTCCTGTATAGAGGAAAGCATTTGCCTCCTCTTTTCCGTTCTTTTCCAATCTAAGTAGGTCTGTATAACTCTATGGTCCGCTGCATACTTCCTAAGAGACTCTCTGGAAGCACTAGGTTTACCCTCCCTATTTAATGGTACAAAGCCCATTATATTCTCCAATTTATCTATAAGTTGCTTAGGGCTATTTATATTGAACCCTGCATACTTTTTAGTTCCTAATCTCTTAGAACCTGTATCTTTAGCCCTTAAATTTATAGGAGCTAGTTCTACAATAGGTCTAAGAACCTCTAATTCGTCATACCATTTCTTTCTCATATCTGGATCGTGACCCATCTCTGCTATTTTATTTCCTATAAATTCATACCTTCTAGTTTCCTCAGTCTCTTCCCTAGGTAATTTACTTCCTTCAGGGAGAGCATTATCTAGCTGTCTTATAAAATCTTTGGACTTTTCTTCAGCATCTATTTCATAATTACTGAGTTGCTCAGCAACAGAACCCTTGTTCCAGGGAAGACCTGTCCTCCACATTTGTGCCATAGCAGGTATAGCTTTACACTCAAGAGCGAAAGCATCTCCTAGTCCGGCCATCAATATTTTCTTTTGAAGGACAATATCTAATTCACATAAGATTTCCACATCTTTTGCTGCATACTCCAATTGTTCCTCACTAAGAATTTCTGCACTCCAATCAGATCTTTGTTGCTCTTTTAAGAGTTCTTTATTTAGATGTCGTTTAACCACTGCATCTAAACCATGTTTCATTTGGGGAATACCATTGGTCAGAAGTCTGCTAGCTAAAAAACTGCAACGCATAATACCTCTAGGGTGTATCCCATGCTCTTGTAGCCAACCAACATCAAATACAGCATTATGAGCTAGCCAAAAACGCTCTCCATTATTAAAGAATCTGTCTAACGTTACCCAATCTTCATCCTCAAGTTCAAAACAATCAATAACAATAATTGTTTTATGCACATCGGAGGCTACTTGAAGGAGGCGCAAGCCTCCCTTCTCTGGTTGTAGTCCTGTAGTTTCTGTGTCGAAACAGATGCTCACAGCTGTGTTTACTCTGTGAAGTTCCTCAATACCGTAGTACACTTTAAAGTCACTCATTGCAAAACCTCCATCACATCGAGTTCTAGTTGTTTGGGCTTGTCCGCATCCATCATTAACCCAAACAGATCATTGCAGGCTTCCGAATAACCAATGTACTTGTAAAATGAGTTCATAGATTCGTCAAAATTATCTGCACTTCTTTGTTCATTACTCTCATTCAGATACTTGTTTTTCTTATCAAGTAGTACTCTCCACGCTTTAGATAGTGTGGCGTACTCTTCAAATTGTTTGTCTGTCATTTTAAACGTCCTCCTGATTTACTAGTGTCCAAGAAGATATATCTAGAGAGCCAACTAGCTCGTCTATCTCTTCTATGGAAGGTTCGTTGTCTACTGTTACGTCTTCTCCCCATAGGAGGGAAGTGCAACATATGGCAGGGCCATATTCTGCTGGCTCTAGCATTGTCTGGTGACGCACCAGTTGAAAATCGTCTACCACCGCTTCCACGTATATTGTTTCTTCCCCATAGAGGAAGTGGAGCCGTGTTATGTGACTTTCAGTAGCCTCTGGATCGAGGCTAATAAGTTTTCTTTTTATAGGAGAGGCCATGAGTGGACCTGCAAAGTACATTGTCAATGTAGCACACTAGATTAGCTGTGTCTACTGGGTGTCAAAAAAGTTAATAAACCCCTATATAAGAGTGTTGTTTTGTCCCAACTGGCCATAAATGCTTGTGCTGGAAGGTATTAGGTGTGGGACATAGGGCTGTCCCACTAATAAATTGTCTCACTATGTCCACTTATCTAGAGACTCCTGAAACTGGGACAAATCAGGGGTTGGGACAACCTCCTTCCCAGTTATTTTACCTGTCGTACCAGCTGATTTTGGATACTGGGACGAAATAAAACTCTTA